GAGGCTGTTGTTTCTGGTAATATAGATACTCAAAGAATTATCAGTATTGTTGATACTTTTAAGAACGATGGCTTACCAGGACCTTTCTTACTATCATGAGACTCAATAACGGTAGCACAACAGGATCATTAGACTACGGTGCAGGCGGTAACGCTCAGTTCCCGCAGGCTGGTAGATGGTTGAAAATTTATAATGCTACCGGTGCCGATATGTTTGTACCAGATAACAGTACGGCAGAAAAAAATAGTACGTATAACTACGTTGGCAACATTTCCGGTGTAACGACCTGGAAAGGTCATGCAGGAGACTCCTCATATACATACTACTACATGGCACAATATACATTGTATGATGGTGCTTATGTTTGTTGGTCTTATGCTCGTCAACCCGGTTCTTGGAATACACCAGATGGTTGTCCAGGTGGCTGGACCGATGCCGGTGTAGTTAACACCGTTGACAATCCTAACTTTTATTATGGTAATGGTACATTAAATAATAGCAATGCTGCTTGGATGTGCTATCAAGTGTGGGGATGGGGATGTGGTGGATCATACTACATGCCATGCTCGGCTAGAATTTGTAGGAAATAAAGTGAAGCAATTTGATTATAAAGAATTAAAAGAGTATGTAAGCAACTACAAGGGCAGACTTGCCGTTGTTATGACTGCTACCGATTGTGGTAAGTGCGAAACAATGATGAACTATGTTGAAGGAAAACTTATCTCTAAGTACCCTACAATAGAGTTTGTAAATTTCAATACTGATGATGTACCGCTATTCGCACCACCGGCTTTTCCTTCAATCATCTTTTTCAGAAATGAATATAGAAGTCATGAAGGACATGGGTTGCCTGAACCAATAGAGGCAATAGACAATGTAATTGATTGGTGGTTAAACACCGTTTTATAATTTGGAGAAAATATGAATATTAATGAAGTTAGATTAAATTTAGTAGTTGATGTAGAGACATTCAACATTGTTATGGCCGGTTTAGATGAACTACAGCACAAAGTTGCTCGTAAAGTTATTGATAACCTTGGCAAACAAGCCCAGGATCAAATTCAAGCACAGCAATCAAGCCCAGGTCCTGCCATTGAGTAATGGATGAAATTAAGTTAGAAGATTTAGACAGCTATGTCAAATCTTACGATGAAGATAAATTATTAATCATCGTACTGTGGACTAGGTACTGCTTCAAGTGTGAGCCGTTTCTAAATCGCATTAACATAGCAAAAGAAGATTTTAACCATCTACATTTTATCTCTACCGAGGTAGATGATATTCCATTATTTGCACCACCAGGTACTCCTGCAATGGTTGTTTATTATAAGGGACAAAAGGTACTAGAACATCTAGGTGACTTAAATGAGATGGAATTAGAAAATGTGCTCAGAAACTGGTACGGTATTTTAATTAATCAACTTAGAAAACATTATGGCAATCACAATCCTTAATCACGGTGTTCAATCCTTTACCTCAGCAGCCCCACCTTCAAGTAATATGGAGAGAGATGCTATTAGAATTGTTTATTTTGAAGAAGAGGGTAGTAAAAAGACTATCGAGTTACTACCTCCTGACCCTGATAACTTTCTACCAGTAGCTGAACTTACCGAAGATCATCTTAAATCATGGGTCGAAGACGCCAAGGCTGCTGGTAACCCGGAGACTGAACATAACTAATTTCTACGTAACATAAATACGGTCATATAGGAGAAAATATGGCCGTTCCTACGTCTAGATTTGAATTTAAAGAGTGGTGCCTAAGAAAGTTAGGTAAGCCAGTCATAGAGATTAACGTTGATGATGATCAAGTAAACGATCGCATCGATGAAGCATTGCGCTATTTTTGGGATTATCACTTTGATGGTACTGAGAAGCTTTACTACAAGCATCAAATTACATCTGTCGATATCGCCAACCATTACATTACACTACCGGAAAACATCATCGGTGCTGTAAGAATATTTCCTATTGGTGACCCGACAATTTCTTCTAGCGATATCTTTAATATTCGCTACCAGATCGCATTGAACGATCTTTACACCCTTACTTCGGTCTCTATGGTTCCATATGTCATGCTTATGGAACACCTTGCACTTATCCAACAAGTGCTAGTTGGTGAGCAACCAATCAGATATAACCGTCACCTTAATAGACTTAATATCGATATGGATTGGGGTAAGGTTAAAGAAGGTGAATACCTTTTGGTAGAAGCTTACAGTGTAGTTGATCCTGATGTCTATACTGATGCCTGGGGCGATCGTTGGCTACAACAATATGCAACAGCCAAGATTAAACTACAATGGGGTTCTAACCTTACTAAGTTTACTGGTATGCAATTGCCCGGCGGTATTCAATTCAACGGTGATAAGATCTACGAAGATGCCAAGGCTGAGATTGAAAAACTAGAAGATGAAATGATAAGCTCTTATTCATTACCAGTATCAGACATGATTGGTTAAAATGGCTACTAATTTTTTCTTCAATAATTTCTCATCAAGTATGGAGCAACAGCTCCTAGAATCCTTAATTGTTGAATCAATTAAGATCTACGGCTATGATGTTTACTACTTGCCTCGTACGTTAGTGGAGAAAGATACTATCTATGGTGAAGATCCTTCATCAAGATATGATACCAATTATGGTATTGAAATGTATATTAAGAGTGTAGATGGGTTCCAAGGTGATGGGGACTTCCTATCTAAGTTCAACCTTGAAATCAGAGACTCAGTTATCTTTACTGTTGCAAGAAAAACCTTTATGGATGAGGTTGCAACCACTGAAGGTACCGTACGTCCTAACGAAGGGGACTTAATTTACTTCCCACTTAATAAAAAGATATTCCAAGTTAAGTTTGTTGAACATGAGTCGATGTTCTACCAATTAGGTTCTTTACCTGTATTTGATCTTACTTGTGAATTGTTTGAATACAGTGGTGAAGTACTTAATACAGGTATCAAGAACATTGATGACCTTCAGCAGCTCTATAGCCCGGCTACCTCTACATATGCTATTCTTACCCAAGACACTAATCCTTATTCACTAACAGATGAGGATGGTTTCAAGTTGGTTAACGAGTCATATGATGTTGACAACTTTGATATCATGGCTGACAACGACGAAATAGAAGCTGAAGCGGACGGGTTTATTGACTTCTCAGTAAGAGATCCATTCAGTGAAGGAAACGTATAATGTTTGGACAAACGTTCTATCACGGTCATTTAAGAAAGTATGTTACCTTATTTGGTACACTCTTCAATGATATTTGGATTAATAGAGAACAAGACGGTAATCAATATTCATCTATCAAAGTGCCTATCACATATGCACCAAAAGATAAGCTGTTAACTCGTGTTGATGCCGATCCAAACTTAAACAAGCCATTCTCAATTGTATTGCCTAGAATGGCTTTTGAAATGACTACGATGAATTACGACCCTGCTCGTAAACTATCAACAGTCAAAAAAGGATATGCTGTACAAAATGCACTTGATCCTTCTGGTAACAAGTACGTTTATAACCCGGTTCCTTACGATTTCAATTTCTCTCTTTACGTTGCTGTAAAGAATGCCGAAGATGGTACGAGGATTTTAGAACAAATCTTACCATTCTTTACACCTGATTGGACAATGACGGTTAACTTAATTCCAGAGATGAATATTAAGTTAGACATTCCTACAGTATTAACCAATGTTACATCAGAAGATAATTATGATACTGATTACCTAACCAGACGTTCAATCGTATGGACTTTAGACTTCACTATGCACGGCTACGTGTTTGGTCCAGTTAAGAAAGGTGGTCTCATTACTCTGTCTAATACTAATTTCTATACAACATTAGATCAATCTCTACCTCCAGAGGAAAGAGTAACTATTGTACCTGGTTTGCTAGCCAATGGTGAACCAACCACTAATGCTGCCGCCAGCCTAGATAGATCAGAGATATCCTCTAATAGTAATTATGATTATATTGTAACTTATACAAATGTCGACACCGAATGATGCCATCAGTCAGGCGCTAGACCTAACGCCTTTGACCCAGACACTTCCTGCAGTCACTGTACCAGATGCACAGGTAGCGGATGATTTTGAGTTTGCAAGAGGCAATATGCTCAATACCATTATGAAGGGCCAAGAAGCCTTAGATGGTATTTTAGAAGTAGCTGCTATGTCCCAGCACCCAAGATCATACGAAGTGGCAGCCAAAATCATTGACTCTATTACTAATGCTAATAAGAGTTTACTAGACCTTACAAAGACTAGAAAAGACATCGACGGTACTACTGGTGCACCTCAAACCGTTAACAATAACTTATTTGTTGGTAGTACAGCCGAACTACAGAAGTTCTTAAAACAGCAGAATGAACAAGAGTGATATTTACTTAGGTAATAAAAACCTAAAACGTAATGATGTAGCGATAGAGTGGACACCTCAGATGGTGCAGGAGTACGTTAAGTGTGCTCGTGACCCTGTCTACTTTATTAAGAACTTTATCCAAATCGTTCACGTTGATCACGGTCTAGTACCTTTTGAACTATGGGACTTTCAAGAAGAGATTGTTCGTAAGGCTGATAAAAATCGTTTTGTTATTTGTAAACTACCTCGTCAGGTGGGTAAGACAACAACTATTGCTGCATACATTTTACACTCTGTTCTATTCAACGAGCATTACTCAGTAGCCATCTTAGCGCACAAAGCCGAACAAGCCCGAGAAATTCTAGGTCGTATTCAATTGGCTTATGAAGCACTACCTAAGTGGCTACAACAAGGTATCGTTAAATGGAATGAAGGCTCAGTTGAATTAGAAAACGGATCAGAGATTACAGCGTCGTCTACCGCTTCATCGGCCATTCGTGGTACATCTCAGAACATGATTTACTTGGACGAATTTGCTTTCGTTCCAAACCACATTCAAGAAGAATTCTTCGCCTCTGTTTACCCTACCATTTCATCTGGTAAGACAACAAAGGTTATTATCACGTCCACACCAAAAGGGTTGAACCTTTTTTATAAGCTATGGACGGATAGTGAAAAGGGAAGAAACGAATATGTGAGACAAGAGGTACATTGGAGTCAAGTACCTGGAAGAGATGAGAATTGGAAAGCTACGACTATTCGTAACACGTCTGAAGAACAATTCAGACAAGAGTTCGAGTGTGAGTTCTTAGGTTCATCATCGACTCTTATATCCGGCACCAAGTTAAGAACCTTGAGCTACAATGAGCCCATAAAGGATAATGGTGACTTAAAGATATATTCAGAACCTATCACAGATAGATTATATACAATAACCGTGGATACGGCCAGAGGGAAGGAAGGCGATTACTCTGTATTCAAAGTATTTGATGTTACCGAACTTCCGTACACCGATGTAGCAACCTATAGAAACAATACTATAGACCCAATGTTGTATCCACAAGTTATTCTCCCTGTAGCAAAGCACTATAATAACGCGTACATATTAGTTGAAGTAAATGACATTGGTCAACAAGTGGCTGACATTCTCTTCAACGATCTGGAATATGAGAACATGTTCTTCACTGATAGTAATCAGAAAGAAGGAACAAGACTTACAGCAGGGTTCAAAGGAACTTCACATCCCGGAGTCCGTACAACCACCAACGTCAAAAAGTTAGGATGTAGTAACTTTAAGACGCTTGTCGAAAATGATAAACTAATCATCCAGGATTATACTACAATCCAGGAAATGTTTAGATTCATACATAAAGGATCATCTTTTGAGGCTGAAGAAGGCA